GTTGGAGCCATAGCTCCCGGGGGTACCTGAGCCAGTGAGGAGCGAGGAGCGCTGGGTCCCGCCTGAGTCGTAAGTCTGGATCTCGCAAGCGCCGGTGACCGGGGCGGCCGCGACCGCCCCATTATTCCACCCGGGGACAGGTCGTAGAAAGATACTCCCGGTGTTCGCCTCGAGGTAGACGTCCGTGCCGTCGCTGTGTAAGTCCGGGCCGCTGCCGGGGAAACCAGCGCCCAACACTACGCCGTACTCAGCTCCGACAGGGCCGAAGAACGTGGAACTGAAGGCCATCTGGTCGTAGCTGATGTTGCCGAACACCACATCGCCATAGGAGGAGTAGGACAACCCCGAGCCATTGACGGCAATGTTCGTGAGCACGTTGTTGGCGACTAGGTTGTTGGAACGGTTGACAGTCCCGGAGTCATAGCCGATTCCGGAAACGGGGCTGCTGTTGCCAAGGCAGTTCCCACAGATGACCGAGCCGACGCCACAGGCATAGATCCCGCCGATCCCGTGGTTGTATGATCGACATCCGATCATCGTCAGTCGGCTTGGCTGGCCGCTGTCGAAGTCAGCGTAGTTGCCGCTCGAATCATGCCAGTCGCATCCGATCACGATTGCATCGGACCAATCGCCGCTGCCGAGGTTGTCATAATGGACGACGCTCGACGGAGGCTGGCCAACCGAGTCGAACTCGCAACCGAGCAGCCTCACACCACGCGTGGGCTGGAACGTGTACCCGGTGGGTCGGTAAAACCTAACGTCCTCAAAGGTGTGGAACAGGTCCGGTGCCGAAGGACTGCTGGCAGACTGGTTAGGCGGGCAGATAGACACGAGGGCGCCAGCCGGGCCGCCGGCCGGCTGGGCGAGGGCTCCTCCGCCAATGCCCGAGTAGTTCCCGTCGAGAGTCAAGTCCTCCACGATCATCTGAGCGAGGATTGGGTTGTTGCCTGAGGCGCCGTAACCGAAAAGGCCTGCATAAATAAACTGTTGCCCGGCTAGAAGGGTCGTAGTCCTAGTCCCGGCCCCCTGGATCACGACCGTCAGGCCCGCTCCACTGGTGAACCCTGACGCGGCAGAGCCTGGGGCGGGAACGAGGGAGTAGGCGTTGACCAGATAAGTCCCTGGTGGCAGGTAGACCGTACCGCCCGCCGTCAACGCCGCATTGATCGCTGCCTGAATAGCCACACAATCGTCGGTGATGCCGTCGCCCTTGGCGCCAAAAGGGGCAGCCTTGACGTTAAAGACGTGGGCTGCCAGCAGCCACGTCTCTATCGCATTGACCTCGCCATTGATCGCGGCCATCTGTTCGGCCGGGCCAACCGCGCCGGTCGCGCGATACGTAGATGGCGTCGGGTTGGACTGGCTGAAGATGCTGCCGGGGAATACTGGCATCAGTCGTTCCTCATCTCTAGGCCACGAAAACCGAGTTCTCGGAGTACCGCTCAATGAGCAGCTCGGCCGTCGGGTGCAATGCCGTCTTGAGGCGCACGATGCCGGACTCGGCGAACGGTGTCGCTCCGAACGGCACGTCGTCGCTGCGGAAGATCGAGATGGCCTGGACGATGGCCGCCTTCTGCACCATCGTCGGGATGGCGTTCCAGCCCCAGCGCGCGGTCACTCGCACGAGCGCCTGTGTGTACGGCTTCGGGTAGGCGATGCCGCCCCACACCGGGAAGTACAGCGACCGGACGGCGCGGATCTGCGTGGTCGGCCAGGACTCGCCCTGCCATAATCCATTGACCGGCTCCAGTTGCATGTCGGCCGCCGCCCACGTCGTGCCGAACGTGCCGTCGCCGGCGTAGTCCGATTGGACGGTCAGGCCCCAGTTGGCGTAGAAGTCGTCGGTCTGTACGAGCCACGGGTCACTCGAGACGTACTGGCGCGGGGCGAGCCCGATTGTCAGGGTTTCCACGCCGCCACCAGTGGCCGGCAGCGCCGTGCCCTCGAAGTTCACGAGCTGGAAGCTCACCCCGGCGACGACGTTGCCGACGAGGGACTGAGGCGTACCGAGAGCACCCGTGTCATTCGGCACGTAGCCGAGAGGGTCGGTCACGATGCGTCCCGCGTCGGTGAGCTGGATCGCCGCGTCGAGCACGAGGGCACTGCCGTTGACGAGCGTGCAGCCTGCGTCAGTCCGTGGCGCCGGATCCTGCCAGAAGCGACGGTTGCACTTCTCCTCTATAAGCCTGCTGGCCGAGTCGATGGCAAGCGAGATACGGTCGTCGTCGCGCGTGTCGGTGATCTGGAGCGCGGACTTGACGTCAGTGAGCGCGCAGAGGCCACTGGTGATGGAGAATGACATTGGACCTCGGCTCTCTCAGTGTGGCAGGTTGGCCTTCACCCGGCGCTCGAACTCTGCCTTGTCTTCGGCGGCGTGCTTCTCGCCTGCCTTGTAGACCTCGTCCATCTCGCCACCACCGAAGTATGGGTGGAGATGTTCGACCTCTGACGCCATCGCTGACTGGAAGACGCCACGTTGCTTGGCGACTGTGACTATTTCGTCGTCAACGCACCAGTGAAAATACGATTCGTGGCAAACGACGCCCGGTCCATCCCAGCTCGCCCCGAGCTCGTCTATGTACGAGCGGCGGATCATCGAGTGCGTCGAGTGCTCACCGCGCATGACGCGAGGATTCGCCAGGTCGTTGGTCCCTACCACCTGGGCGCCGTAGCGTCGGGCGACGTCCTGGGCGTGATCCAACCACGCCGGGCGGAAACGCACGTCGTCGCCGACTAGCAGAATCCAGGGCGCGAGCTCGTGCTCACCCCTGAGGTCGTCGGCAATGAAATCGTAGGCCAGGTTCACCTTCTGCGGAAAGCTATGACACTCAGGCGAGGTGATGACTTCGCCACCGCAGCGGATGACCTCGGCAATCTCCTCCTCGTCGCCCGCCTCGCAGACGAACCAGGCTGTCGCCAGCCCCGTCGAAGCGATGAGCGATGTCATGAGCGGCTCGACGTTCTGCGGCCGGTGGAGCACGGGGATGATGACGTCGACGCGCTCGGTAGCCGGCGGCGGCACGAACGAGGTCCAGAAGTCCGGCTCGGACAGCCATAGGTGCTTGAAGTGCGATGTGCGGATGCCCGTGTGGATGTGGAGCGGGATCTCGTTCACGCGGAGGCGCTCGCAGAAGCTGACGTCCTCGCCCATCAGGTCTTTGCCGGCGGGGTCCATGATCCGATCAAACCAGTGTTCGCCGATTGCCTCGAGGGCCGAGCGGTGGATGAGTAGGCAGGCGGCACCGGTCCCGCTGCACTTCACGAGGGCATTGACGGGATAGTGACTGCGGCCGGTGTGGCGCCAGTGCCCGTCGGGGTGCTCGACGAAGTCCATAATGGTCGGGTTCGGACGGCAGCGGAAACCGTTCATTCCATCCGGCCCTGTCTCGCGTTGAGCGAAAGCCAGCGCACCGACGACGGGGCGAACCTTCGGGTCGGCAACGGACAGCAGCATCTCCAGCACCCATGGCTCAAAACCCATATCGGCGTCGATGAAGAACAGCCACTCGCAGTCGGTGAGCAACATCTTCCGGCACGCATCGTTGCGGCCTTCGGGGATGCCCATCGCCCCGCACTGGACCTGGCACCACGAGTGGAGGCGGCGGGGACCGGACAGGTCGTGACCGATGAGGTCAATGAGGGACTTGTGAAAGCTCGACGTGACCTCGTGCGGGTGGAGGTAGGCAAGGAAGACGTTATTTTGGTCGGCGGCGGCGTGCTCCACTGTCGTGGTCTTGCCGGCGGCTTGGCCCCTCACTGGATGGCGCGGAGTTTCTCAGCAACATCGCTGGCGGTTCCCGGTCGAATCGTGATGAGGCGCTGACCGAACCCAGCCACGCCTAGGTGAAATGGAAAGTCATAACTACGTTCGAGAGCACTTGTTGGCACCACGAGCGGTCGTGACAGATCGTCGTTCCGCGCTGCAAGATTGCCGACTATGCCACGTAGGACGGCGTTCTCTCGCCGAAGGGCGCTGCGCTCGCGTTGTTTAAGAAGCGCGCCAATCTCGGGTGTAATGATTGTGTCCATCACCGGTTGCGGCGCTGGCCAGGGTTCCGGGTGGCCTGCTCGACCTCGCCGCGAAGCTCACCGATGGTGATCGGAGCGGTTGTGCGACACACAGTCGTCGGCTCGGGGCTGAACAGGTCAGGTCTTTCTGTACAAATGGGATCATCCGCTGCCCACACGGCTCCTTGCGTTAAATGCACCGTAAGACCGGCCTTGGTCCCCGTGCTGAGCGTGTCTCTGGCATAAACGACTGCAGTCATGATGGCGGCTCCTTTAGTGCTTCGGTGATCCCCTGGTCGAGGGTGATGGTTGGGAGGTAGAAGTTCTTCATGAGGCTGATGTCGGCGAAGCGGTGGTCCGGGCCCGCCGACTTGCCGAGGCTCTTGATGCTCGGGTCATACCCTGCGATGTCGGCCGCGAGCCGGGCGAGTGCGCTCATGCGTGTCGGGATGCCGGTCCCGATGTTGACCGGGCCGGGGATGTAGGCAACAGCGATCATCGCCATGCAGGCGCCCACAACGTCATCGACGTGGATGAAGTCGCGCTCGGTGTCGCTCCAGATGACGAGCGGGTCCTCACGCTGGCGGACACGCTCGATAATGGCCGGGAAGGGGTAATCGGCACTCTGGTCCGTCCCATAGCCCGAGAACGGCCTCACGACGTACACGGGCACTCCCGCGGCCTTCAGCTCCCGGCACTGACGCTCCCCCACGAGTTTGATGAACCCGTAAGCCGCGTCCGGGCGGATGATGTTCTCGGCCACGTCCACGTCTGTCTCGCGGAACGGTCCCCTCATGTTGGTCGGGTACGTGGCCGATGACGAGAAGTAGAGCAGCGGGGTCCGGGTTCGGAGGCACCAGGCAATCGCCATCTGGTCGAGCGCGAGGTTCTCGTAGACGGCCATCGGGTTGTCGTCGCGCTCCTGTCTGCTCCCGATGACGGCGGCGCAGTGGACTAGGAGGTCGTAGCCGTTGTCGTCGCGGGCGAAGATGCGCCGACAGTCCCCGCACCAGGTGAGGTGAGGCAGGTGCGCCGGGTCGCATCCGACAACATGGTGTCCATCTTGTACAAGACGGGCGGCGAAGTGCCGTCCGATGAAGCCCGCGCTGCCGGTGACTAGGGCTCTCATATACGACCGCCTGCCCAGTTCATCGGCCATGCTGAGTGGGTGTGGAGAAAGAGCCAAGGATTCTCGACCGGGTGCCGGCACCCGTCGTTGCCTGGGGGATAGTGCGGCCACTCGTGTGGCGTAAACCCGTGCTGCCACAGGACGAACGGAAGGCTGATCTGGTCCTGCAGCGACCAGCGCTCGATCTCTCCCATCCAGTCGGACATCAGCGCATCGACGCGGGTGGACTTGGCTCGTCCTATCACGGCACAGGGCCACAGACCCGCGTGGTCTGGGTAGCCGAGACTGCGGTAGTACTCGACCTGCTCGCGGATCGGTTGCCCGTCGTACTTGTCCCACCCGATGCTGCGCCTAGCCTCCTCGTGGATGCAGTCGCCGTGCTCAGCACGAAAGAGCGCAAGGTCATCGGGACCAAGGTCGGCGAATGCCTCTCCGAAGGCAGGGGTCAGGATCTCCATCGATCCATCGATCCAGATGGTCGCCTCGTAACTGTCCAGTGGCGGCGACTGCGGCCCGACGATCTTCGGATACTTGGCGGTGAGCCGAGGATTATTGGATGGCGGCACTGTGATGACGCGCCAGTCCTCGCGGGCCGTCAGGGACTCGTCGTCGGTAAACGCGACGAAGTCGACGCCGGGGATGTCCGGGTGCGTCTTCAACCAGTCGAAGCTGCCGAAAATGGCGGTGTAAATGGCGACGGTGTTCATGTCTTGCCCCTGTAGCGGCCGCTCGTGTCGACGTTCACCATTGGCGGCGGCGCTGTGAAGTTCTTCGGCTCCGGCCAACCGGGCGTGAGATCGAACGCGTCGACGGGGCCGTTGAGGCTGAACCAGAGCTCAGCGTCGTAACGGGTGTCGGCGCGCGGGGGCTTCAGGCGCTTCAAGAGACTCGACTGTGCCCACCAGAAGTTGCCGCCGTAGAAGTAGGTGCCCGGGTCGTTGCAGTAGCGATTGACCTCGGAGTGGCAGACCCAGTGGCACCCAACCGCTTCGTGCTCATCGAGCAGGGCAACGCACTTCTGCCACCCGGTAATCAGTTCGGCCGTCATCGACCAGCGCCAGATGTTCTCGTAGTGCTCGTCGGAGCCCTCCGGGTTACTGACGCCTTTGGTGTGGGCGTAGAGCACGACGTCGAACGTGCCAGCCTTCTTGCGGAGCGCCTCGAGGGTGACCTGTTCCCAACCGGTATCGGCTTGCGCCTCTATCTCGACGGGTAGGTGCTTCGCACACAGCGCAGCCAGGGCCAGCCGTTCGGCTTGTGGACCGATGATCCCGAGGTGGAGCGTTCCGACCTCGGCGGCCAACCCGCTCGATTCGAGCGCTTCAAGGTGACTGGTAACGATCTTCTGCCAGTTGCCGAAGGCGTAGGCGTGATACCAGTGCGCGATCTTTAGCGCATGGGTGGCGGGCATCCGTCGGAACTCCTCACCCAGTCGCCGTTGCCATATAGCCATGTCGGCTCGGGGATGCAACGGAACCGGGCGCCAGCGTGTGCTAGGGCGATGAAGCAGCCCCAGTCCTCGGCCACGCAGTTGGAGGCGACGAACCGACCAGAGCCGTCCGTGTGACTGCCACCTACCCAGTCAGTCGGCCATCCGCCGACTTGCTTGAGTATGACCGTACGGATGGCGACGGCGGACCCGTCTATCCAGTTCCGTCGGTCGAGTTCGGCACAGAGGCGGCCCGTGTCCCACCCGTTACAGTCGACGCGCGGGCGATCACCGTTGGCGTCCCACGAGTAGATGACGTCGGCGTCGGCCAGGTGCGGCAGATAGGTCTCGATGTGATGCGGCAGGAGCTGGTCGTCATCAGCTAGGCGCATGCAGAATGTGGAGCGGACGGCGGGGAGTAAGGCGTTCTGCTGCATCGCTACGTGGACCGGTGGGATCAGACCCTCGGTGCATGACTGCGCCATCACCAAATGTGCGTCGACCTCTACCGTCTGGTTGTAAACGCTGGCGAGGGTGAGACCTAGTAGGGCCTCGCGACCCGGGATGGACGCGGTAATTACCGTGATCGGTGCTCCCACGATTCCCCCTTGAGAAAGGCTGAACGTCCTACACGCGCCGTCGTTAGTGGGCGGCACACCCTTCGGCTGCCAAAGCCAGCATCGATGCCCTGTCCCTATCAGTCCTGTTGTTCCTGGCCGCGACGATGGCGCGCCGACCGACACCAGGCAGTTTCTAGGGCACTTTCCCTCGGACGTTCAGTCTGGTGGCGCCGGTGGGATTCGCACCCACGACCTCTGGCTTATGGGGCCAGCGAGCTGCTACTGCTCCACGGCGCTACGCGACGGTGATGGCGGTTGGTCCAGGGCCGGTCGCACCGCCGAACGGCCGACCCCGGGGGCTGGTCCTTGGTTTATACGGCCGGCACGTTCACGGCTGGGCCGACACGGCTCGGGTGGCCTGCGTACAGGGTGCCCTCGGCTGGCAGACCCTCGGCGACGACGGAACATTGAACTTTTGTGGAAGTATCCTTTGGTGTCGTTGTCATGCTCACACTATATCACAAGTGAGTGCAACTATCCACCACGCCGTGGGCGACTGTCTAGCGAGGATGGGCCGAAAGAACGACTCGACCATGTCCCCGCTAGACAATCAAAAGCCCAGGTCAGCTATTACTTATCAGGCGGAAACCGTTGGGGTTGACGGCATCGAAACCGATACGCGCGAAGGCGAACCAGCCGCGCTGGCCGACGGGGCGTCCTGTGGTGGTGTCGAACAAGTGATTCACCAATTCCACGGTCATCCCTGCACGCTGGACAACGAGGAAATTGCTGAAATCGCCTATGACAGCGATGTTCGCTGCGCCCGTGGTGCCCGTAAACTGCGGCGCGTAGTCGGTGACCACGACGGGTCGGCCCATGAGGACATCGACGCCGTTCTTGGTCAGGTCAACGGTGAAGTCAGCGAGCGCGAGGCCGCTGGCCGCGTTAGCGAAGGCACGGATCGTGCCATCGACAGACGGGCTGTAGACCCACGTTGCACGCGGACGGTAACGCTCAGGGAGCGTCATCCATGCCTTGCGGACATCGACAGCACCCAGCGTCCCGACTGTCGTCACGGTGATGTGTGCGGGGCTGACCGTCTGGTTCGCCAGGGTGGTGAAGATACCCGTAGGCTCACCGGAACCGGAACCGACACACGTCTTCTTCGCGAGCAGGTCGACGTATCCCTGGTTGAGCAGGGTCGACATCTCGTCCGCGAATCCAGGATAGTCCTGGCCTACCTCAATGCTGTAGGGAATGAAGCCGCGGGCTGCATACACCGGGATGCTGGGCTGTACCAGCGTCGGGGTGTCATCAGCGACTACCGCGGACTCAGCCTGGAACGCCCACGAGACACCGGACGATGCAACGCCTTTCCACGCGTCGGTCGTGATGGTAACCATCCTGCTGATTTGCAGGATAGGAGCATCGGCCGCAGCAGACGTCAGGATGATGGACGGGTCGATGAGGACCGGGATACCGAAGCCACCAGCAGAGCCGGTGCCTTCAGACGCGACACGGAACTCCTGGAACGCGTTGATCGCTCGCGCCTCTTCTGGTGTAAAGGCTGGCTTGTCTTGCGTTACAGCCTTCATGAAGCCGCTGCGGTAGTCGTCGTTCTCAGTCACCAAAAGACGCTTGGCGACAATCGAGCCCTCGAAGTCCGCACTGTGCGAGCGGAGTTGCCTCTCGAAGTGCTCACGTTGAGCGGAGTTGAGGTGTCCGCCTTCGGACTCTGTGACCTTCAGAGCGGCGTCGCGCAATTCCTTGCGGCTCGCCGTACGGGGGTCGATGGACGACGGGTCGACCTTGCGTTGAAACGTAAAGTCGTCGTGGCCGGCGGTGAAGTCGGCGCCGCGAATCTCGGCGACCTTCTTGGCCCGTGCCTCAGCGGAGGCGTACTCCACCTTTAGGGGCTCGTACTCGGCCAGGGCGGCTTCGAAGCGCACCTCTTCAGCCTCGTCGAGTGTGTCTTTGTCACTGAGTGCTGTGATCTCGTCACGCAGCTCGGTGACCTTGGTGCGAAGCTCGTCGAGCTTCATTAGGGTCTCCTTAGGGTCAGTCGAGCAAGGCCACTCTGGCCCTGCGTCGCAGTTGCTTGACCCGCGCTGCACGGTCGTCAACCGGTGCCTCGTCGGTGTTGGCGGTGGGGTCAGTGTCCGGCGTCACCGGGGCACTGTCGAGCAGGCGTTCCACGACCTTGTACGACGTCCGCTCTGTGAATCGGGCGAGCGCCAATGGGTCTGTTCGGAGCTTGTTGATGAAGTCGTCGCTCCCTGAGCGCACGCCGGCGGTTGCCGTAGGCGCGGCGGGGAATGTCACTGGGCCGAACTCGAGGACTTGCGCCTCGGTAATGGTGCGCTGGTCGAGCCCGTTTGGGTTGGTCCTGGACTTCTTGCCCGAGCGGTCCCAGGTCTCGCCAGTAACGATGAACCGGAACGAAGCCCCCAATTGCGAGCCGACTTGTTCACCATTCATGAGCTGGCCGCGGAGGCACGGAAGCAGGAAGTTCCTGTTGTAGTCGGTGTCGAGGAGCGGCACCTCGTAGTAGGCGCCGTTGGCATCCTCGCGCAGCGTCTGGATCGGTCCCAACGGCTTGTTCCCCAACTGCGGGTCGAAGCCGTGGTCGTAGAGGACGCGCATGCCCGTGGCGTCGTTCTTTATTGTTTTCTTGAACGCACCAGGGGCGACGGTCTCGATGAAGTGGCCTTCCCAGAGGCTGTCGATCTCGTAGGGCGAGTCGAACGTGCTGAAATATCCAAACATGGTCGAGCCGCCCTGGCCGTCGACCGGGGCTACCGTGTCGCGGAGCAGCACGGCAGGACAGCCCGCATCGGAACGGCGGGCACGGATCAGGTTCTCCGTGGGGTATTCCTTCGACATCGCGCCCATCGGCATGTAGTCCTCCGCCGGGTTCGAGCCCGACACCGCGAGGTCGGACGCCTCGCCGGCGTTCAATGCGGTCTCGTCGGCCGATCCCAGGTCGTCGTCGGCCGCGTCGTAGGGGTAGGCGCCCACCTGGTCACCCGTGGCGGCGGGATCCAACGGGGGACTGTGAGGGTTGTCACCGACGATCGAGGCAGGGTCGCCATCCTCAGCGGCAGGGAGCAGGATGGGGACGCCGTTCTCGTCGATGGGGACCGAGCCGGTGCCGGCGCACGACGGGCAGACGATGGTCGTGCCGGGTCCGGCGCTCCCGGCCTCCACGGTGACGTCGCCATCGCTCAGCAGCGCGGCGACGGCGTCGGTGTCACGCTTCTCCGGCTTGGGGCGCAGGAGCAGGAACCTGTGGCCATGGCACAGGCGGCACTGGCCCCACAGCGCCACCGAGTTGGCCTCGAGGTCGGGGATGTCCGCTGCCTTCGTCCCGCCGTCCTTGTAGTGGGCTGCAAGGTGGTCCCAGACGGCCTGGCGGTCTCCGGCCGGGATGACGGTCTTACCGCCGTGTGCACCATTCAGGGCGGCCATGGCGGCCTGGTAGCCCTTAGTGTTGGCGGCACCAGGGACGCCGGTATCACTCACGTCGTGATGCGGTCCCCACCCGTCCTCCTTGTCGGTGCCGTCGGCGGACGAATCGCTCTCGCCTTCGTCCACCCACGCGTACAGCTTCGGGAAGTCACCCTTCCGCTTGTCGAACGCCTTCTCGACTGCAGCACCATCCCAAGAGCCGGTCGAGTCAATGGGCGTGTGGTGCACGGGGCATGCTGGGCACATTAGATGTCGCCTCCTTCGAGGTCGTCGCCGAGGTCGGCACCTGATGTCGGCTCGGGTGGAAGTTCCGGCACGGTCTGTGCCGTGCCTCCTAGTGGGATTGGCGGACCTGCCGGCTGCATGCTCTTCGGCACGAGGCCGGTGTGCACGAGCTTGCTGAGGTCGCCTGTCTCGACGGCCACGACGGCGGAGTCCGGGAAGAAGCCGGATTCCACGAGGAAGAAGATTGTGCGCGCCGCCGTCATCTTGTAGTTCGCGACGTCGGCGATGTCCTCCTGCAGGAAGGGGACGTCACGGGGGTCGTACCAGAGCCGTGCGCCATCGGGTGGCGGCGCGAGCGTCTGCAACGCGCCACACGCTGAACGCCAGAGCGGGCGCATGGTGGCGTCGGCAAATCGACGCCGGGAGGCCTGGTAGTTGCCGGCGTTGAGGGCGGAGCCGCCGAGGGACTCGGACAGGGACAGCAACGTGGGCGGGACGCCGGCCGCTGCGGCGATGCGCGTCTCGCCAGCCTGTTGCACCCCGTTGATGTTGAGCTCCTGGAAGTTGGAGCCGACGACCTTCACGTCTGCGCCGGCACCGAGGTACAACGTTTTGAACCCCGACTGCGCGCCGGTGTGGCCCGCCTCCAACTTCTCCCGGAACTTGGTGGCAGCCTCGGGCGAGACGCCGGGGTCGAACTTGACGACCAGGCTCGGCGTCGCGGCGTTCATCATGAAGCTGTGCTTGAAGTCGGACATGTCGAGGTCGGCGATGATGTCAGGCAGGAGGCTCGACATCCATGAGATGCCGCGGAACTCGTGCTCCGGGTCGGGAAGCGGCCGGTAGTGGCACACCTCCTCGGGGGTGAACACTGAGGTGACGTGGCCGCGGTCGTCGTTGACTGCGTAACCGACCAGGCGCTTGCCGAAGGGTTCCTCAGTCTCGGGGTCGAGGACATCGACGGTCGCGATCGTGACCTTCGTCGGGCGCAGGCGGACGAGCTGGTTACCGGTGCGGACCCAGTAGGAGTTGCCGTAGAGGCTGGCGTCGACTTCCATGCGTGCGAGAAGGTCGCCGGTCGATGCCTGCGCCCACGGGTTGTTCAGTATCGACAGGTTGGGGTTGCCGAACACCTTTCCGGGGCGGCCGGCATCGAAGGACTGGTACGCGAAGCGGACTTCAGAGAACACTGAGGCGCGAATGTTGATGCACGCCCAGACGATGGGGTTGCGTTGCGCCTGTAGGGCTGTTAGTTCGCCGATGCCTCCACCGGGAACTACATATTGGACGCCGTTAAAGCCGAACTGTTCCCAGAGCCTAAGCTAAGTCAATAGTCCGGCCAAGAGATGGCGCCCGCCGAACGCTCTTCTTCTAGTGTTCGACGTCTGCGCCTACCGAGGTCAGACAACATTTGCATCACCTCCTGGGAACGTGCTACAGTATTCCCATGACCAGAGTCATAAGTGGGATCTATCGGATTGTGCACCGTGAGAGTGGCCGCTGCTACGTCGGCCAAACGTCAAATGTCGGGAGGCGGTGGGCTGAACATCGGTCGCTACTGAAGCTGGGCAAGCACAAGTCCCGCAGGTTTCAGAACATCTGGGACAAGTATGGTCGTGAGGCTTTTGAGTGGGAACTACTTGAGGAATGTCCGCCCGAGAAGTTGACCGAGGCCGAGCAGTTCTGGATGGACCTGTTGCGACCCGTGTTGAATCATGCGCCAGCGGCGGGTAGCACGCTCGGGATGAAGCGGCCGGACGTGAGCCTCGCCAAGAAGGGCGTGCCGCGATCGGCCGAGACTAGGGCCAAGATCGCCGCGACCTGGACACCCGAGCGGCGCGCCGCGTGGGCTGAGCATAAACGGGGGTCTGTGCAAAGCGCCGAAGCCAGGGCCAAGATCAGCGCCGCCCACACGGGGATGCGTAAGCCATGGATGGATGGCAATGAACTCGGCAAACTCACCACTGGCTACCGTCGAACGGCAGAGCAGCGAGAACGAGTCAGTAAGTCGCGCTTCGGCAACAAGAACTGCGTCGGGCGTGTGCTTTCGGACGAGACGAAGGCTAAGATCGCGGCGGCACCCCGCACTGAAGAGATGAAGGCCAAGATGCGGGCCGCTTGGACGCCTGAGCGCCGCGCCGCTATGGCTGCGCGCAATAAGGCCAACCCGCCTCAGTGGTCGGAGGCATCGCGAGCAAAGGCAAGCGCCTCGCACACGGGAGTGGCTAAGCCGCTCACGCCAGAGGGACACGCGAGGGTCGCAGCGGCCAACCGTAGGCGGTTTGCGCGAACCCGGCCGCTCACCGGATCGGGTGAGACAGCCGGGTCCACTTCCCAGGGCTAGTGCCCCGGGCTAGTAACTAGGCCCGTACGGCTGTCCTGGATAGCGAGGCGGCGGTGGAGGCGGTGACTTGGCCCCGAGCTCAACCGAGAGGCCGAACAGGACGAGCCCCGCACCGAGAACGACGACACCGGCCCACGGGACGATCCAGTAGACGCCGGCGGCGACGCCGAGGATGCCGAGGGCTTGCAGGATCGTGGCGATTAGGGTACGCAATTGACACTCCCCCTTCTCAGCCGACCATAACCCAGGCGTCCTCGTCTGCCGAGGACTTGCGGGCAAGGTCGTAGGCCATCGTCATGGCGACGATAGGGCTCACGTCGACGCCGGAACCTCGTCGGCCCCATACCCAGGCGTCCGCGACCTGTCTGCGGGTAACTGCGGCGGCAGCCGCATCGAGCGCCGGGTCCGGGCGGATGGCAACTCGACTGTCCATGATCGCATCGAAGACGGCGGCGCACGCGTAGGTCATCTCCTGCCCCGAGTAGGGGACGACGACGATGTACGCGGCCACCAGGTCGGCGGCGAACAGTCCGGCGGGCCCGCGGGTGTCAAGCGCTACCGACATGTTCCAGCGCTGCGCTAGTTCTATGGCCCGCGTGACAACCCAGGCGATCCCCTCACGCGGCGGGTCACCTTGGCCGGTGTGCTCGACCAGCTCGATCTTGCCTTCACGGTCTGCGACGACGATGGAGGCGTGTGTCCGCTCCGGGTTGACGTCGATCCCCATTGCCAGGGTGCCGTAAGGCTTCGTGTCAGGGGCGCGGACCGCGGTCCATTGAGCGGCGGGGATGACGCGCTCGTCACTGACGGTCCACTGATTGAGATAGGCGCGGCGGAACTCGCCCTCGGGCATCCCGCTCGCGTGGCGGATCACAGGTTCGCTGATTGTGCGACCAAGTGCTGGCATGCAGCCATACCAGGTCGCCGGGTCGTAGGGGTCTGCATCCGCCTCAGCCGACCACTCAAAATAGGCGATGCCCTCGGTCACCCCATTGGCGGCCGCGTCCCGTCCGGCATCGACCTTGCGCTTCAGGTAGGCAGACTTCTCGGTGCCAGCCGTCGAGATGACAAGCAGCTGTGCTGATGGGCGTGTCGACATCGCGGGGATGATCGCCTGCTCGCGACGGCTGTCTTCGTCGTCGAATGCCTCGTCGATGATGCCGAGATCGATTATGCGGCCGTGACCTGACCCTTCAAGCGATGCGAGCACGTCAATGCGGCTGCCGTTCTTGAAGATGATGGACTCATGGCCAGCCGCTCGGTAAACGTTTTTAACCGTGGGCCAGAGTGGAGACCCGCGCAGTATGGGTTCTTGGTCGTCAAGCAACTTGCGGCGAGCCTCGACGCCGTTTTGCGCCGAATAGGCGATCCGCTGCGGTTCGGGCCAGCCAACTGCGCGCTGGACCTCGACTACCAAAGCGAGCGTCGTCTTCGCTGACTGCCGCGGCACCGTGATGATGATTTCCCTGTAAGCCGGAATCAACCGCGGACCGGGCAACAGTTCCAACCCGATCTCGGTCGCCTCCAGCCCCCACGGCATAAGCGGCACGCCGAGCAGTTCAGCTACTTCGGCGACCTTTGGCCCGAGGGTTCGGCGCCCCGGCGTCCGTTTCGTCGCCCAGCGGGGTCGACAGTCGTCCAAGGATCTGGGTGAGTTCATCGTCAGGGACATCGGGCACCTCGCGCAGGGTTGCATCGGCCGCGCGGTACTCACGCCAAAGACTAGCGTTGCCCGTATCGGCATCCACGGCATCGGCAAGTGCCTGAAGCGTGACGATTCGGACAGAATCTATTGGCTCAAGCCTACCAGTAGATCGCATGGCGGCGATCGTTTCCTCGGCGGCCTGGCGGTTACGGCCGTGGTCTGACTGTGCTGGCGTGACGGCAATAAAACGGCCTGCTGGTCCTCGTTGTTTGGTCATGCTGCGACCTTCTCGTGACGCTTGGTGCGTTCTTGCCACGCCGCATAGGCGAGCCGACAGGTATTGGAGGCACAAGTCCGTCGCGACCGGCCAGACGAAGAGAATGCCCGCGCCCGACCCCGGCCCATTGGCACCGGGTTACCACATATTCGGCAGGTTGTCGGCTTAGGCATCTGATACCAGTCTAGTCGGCCGCTGTATCGCTGACCGGGGGTTTGCCGCCCGCCGTCCGTGTTTTTGATCGGGAGAGAAAAGCCATACAGCGAAGTCATAAACGATCGCGCCAGCCCGTAAATTGTTCAAAACGTGGCCGGTTTCGCTCGCTCGCTAGCTACCATGCTCGACTCGGCGCGCTAGCTGTCGACTCACCCCGCTCAGCATACCACCGCTCAGCTAGCCCGCGCATCGCAGGATCGCAGGCATCGATGCCGGGGTCCACGACGTGCACCTGGTGGTAGGGGAACAGATCCTCGGCCTTCGGATTTGAGGAGGTGATCCAGACGGCGGGAACTCCCAGCTGCCCCCCCCTTATTTTCTGGAGCAAAATATTCCTGGCCGCGTTCACTGCCTCGTGGTTCCCACCCACACTGTGGGCGATGGTCTCGTAGTCCACGACAAGGTCGCCGGGTCTCGCCTTGTCTGCGACCCAGGCACCTAGACCGGCACCGGGTGGACCGACGACCAGGTGCACGTTGGTCGGTGCCAGTCGCCAGGTCTCGCCGCGTCCGACCAAGCGACCGGCATTGCAGTGATGGCAAGCGGCGCGGAGATTCGCCCAGTCATACCACGATCCGCCAAGACTCGGTGGCACGATGTGGTCGACATCGGTCGCTTGACCTTGGCAACCCTTCGCACGGATCTGGCACACGTACCCGTCACGCGCAAGGATCTTCTTGCGAACGGTTTGCCACTTGCCGCCGTACTTAGACACAGCCGTGTGAAACCCCCTGGTGTAGGTGACCAAGCACCGTGGGGTGATAGCAACGAGTCACAGTTTCCTGGTGCTCACCCCACGGATGCCGGGTGTCCGGCACTGTGACATGGCAACGCGGCAGCACGGTTTGCAGGTGAGCATCGAGCGTGCACCAGTGCTTCGGTGGATGACCAGCGTTCGCCATCTGAGCCACGTCGTGCATCACATTGGGATTGTCTCTGAGCAACTCGGCGCGGAATCGTACGCAGCCCATGCCGTAGTAACCAGCGTCGCCGCCACACACATAGCGATGTGGGAACGCGCACCAGACGCGCGGGCAGTCGTCGAACTCATCGAACACTGATGGGTGAACGACGACGTCGTGCTCAATTACAGCGAACGACCTCCCCGCACTCCAGAGGTCTGACAGAACTTGCCAGTATGCCGAGTCTGAGCCTGACACGTCGACCAGCTCGTACTCGCGCCCTGTGGCGTTGAGAGCGACGGTTACTGCTCGCTCAAGGTGAGTGAACGGGACGACGATTCTCATCGCCAGACCTGAACCCTCCCATCCACTCCGTCATGTACGGTGATTCGGCGCTGTGAAGCTGCTTGCCACCGTTGGGTTCCGAGGCGAGCTCGGCGACGAGATACCAGTCGCCAACGATCGGCGTGCCGGCGACCTCGCGCATGTACTCCACGATCGCCGCGTCGAGCTTGTTGACGGGCGTGTCGTCCTGGGCGGCTTCTACCAGTGTGGGCGGGTTCATGCGTCCCCTAGTCATTCCACAGGTGCGGTAACGCGACGTCGATCGTGTCAAGAGCCTTAGCGAGGTCATCGATCACGTCCGACAGGTACGATGCGCGATTGCCGTCCATTTCGGCGTGCATCTTCATCAGGAGGCTCAGGCTTCGGTCGCACTCGTCTCGCACTTCGGTGAGGACGGTGTTGACGGAGGTTTCCAGCATGATCCCCCTGTTCGATCAAGCGCCAGGAGTGAGCCAGGTCACCGGATGCCGAACCCGTGCCGGCCGTGTGTGGGCGAGATGAGGCGCGGACCCTTGGCGCGAAGTAGCCGCCTCGTGTGAACACAAGACGGCTAACTATCACGACAGTACCACACGCGTGTAGTTCGTGTCAAGCATGCTGGAGTTTTTGTCCCCGTCGCTTAGCCGCGCCGAGCGCCCGCTTATAGCACGAGTCACACTTGGCGTCGGCAACAACCCAGCCGCGTGGGTTCTTGCCGTAGCGCGTCGCAATTTGCTTCGCGATGCCGCAACTCTGGCACTGCTCGCGGCTGGGATCGGGCGGCGCTTCTGGAATCGCCTTGTACATTGTCTGGACTGCCTCGCGAAGGCGTTTCACTGCGTCGTCGACGCGGGTGAGCATGTAATTCACGTGTATCGCGGCTTCGTCTCGAACACCAGTGCCCATCGCCCGTGACACGGCCGCCAACCCCGTTGGATCGCCGACGCGACCGGATGCAACCGACGATTCGGGCAGCGACGAGCGCGGATAGCCATCGTCGCCAGCGGCTAAGCCCTTCGTGCGCGTAATCGCCTCAGATCCGTGCTTGCGAAGCTCGCCGACGTTCCACTCGATCTCATCAAGACAGGAATCCCACTGCCGCTCATTCGGACGGTTCATAATGGCCTTTCTCCCAATGCACTTTGTACTCCTGCACTTTGTACTCCTCCTGCGTCGCCGGCACGCATGCCTCGCCACACGCGCCACACCTGCCGCCGCGCGCCACAACGTAGAACGGCAGCGTCTTGTGAACCCGGCAGGCGCAGCGGAGGTAACGGAAGTCACGTCGGGCGATTGCGGCGCGGACGTCGGCTTCGTAGGTCATGACGCCTCATCAAAGAGCGACGCTTGTGTGACTAAGCACGCTGGCGAACACCAGAGCACCTCGCCGTGTCGGTTGTCCTTGTTGCCGCCACTACTTGTGCTCGTCTGGTAGGCGGCAGACGCCGACCAGCGGATGCGACGCCAAGACTTCGGGATCGCGTCGTCGTGCTCTGTGGAGTAGCCCGCCAGCACGATTCGATAGCGCTGGTTGTCGCCGTTAGTTATCGCCCAGTCCCTGCAAGCGATGGCGACATCGACCGTCTCGCTCGCATACAGACCAGCGGTTCGCACATCCTCTGCGTAAGGCGGGTCGAGGAACACTCCAACCGACGCCCCGAAGCTCAGCGCGCCTTTCGTGACGACCCGTGACCAGTCACCCGTGCAAACCCTGACGTCGCGCAACCTCTCGGCGAGTTGGCTCATGTAGGCGGCAATACCCGCGCTGCGGTAGCTCAGGTTGTTATAGCCAGCCCGACCCGCGTTGCCGAGGTGAGGGAGCTGGCTCGTATCGTCTTCGTCCGCTGCTGAGGTGAGGGAGCTGGCGGTTGACGCCCTGGCCCGCGTTGCCTCGTAATCCCACGGGCCGGTGCCCGAGCACCAGCCGCTACCGATCCAGGCATTGACACCCCAGACCCACCAGCCGGCAATCTTGGCGTCATAGAACATCGGGTCCAGTTCGAGTCCCTGTGCCAACGTCGCTCGCCCCTCGTTCACGAGCCACAGGTGGCGGGCGAACAGGTCGTCCTCGTTCACCGGCCAGTCCGCGTATGCAGCCACAATCTCAGGATCGGACGCTAAGGCTCGCCAGAAGTTCGCCAAGTAGTGATCCGCGTCATTTACCGTCTCGGCGCGACACGAGCCGTCTGCGAGGTGGTGAGGACGTTCCAAGAGGACGGCGAGAGAGCCAGCGAACGGCTCGACGTAGTTGTCCACATCGCCGAGTGCCTCCCAGACTTGCGGCGCTACCTTGCGCTTGCCTCCGAACCAGACAAAAGGGGCCTTCACGCTTTCGTCGCTCTCACACTCGCCTTGAGTGCTTCCATCGCGGCCTTTCCTGCCTCGCTCGGCGCGCCTTGCATCTCGGGCATCGGTGTCTCGGGGATGCGCGCTCCTTCGGCTCGCGGTGGCTTCGGTGGCGGCTCGAGCCAGTCGGCGAGCTGGGTTGGCGTCATACCGCCGGGTGCTAGTGCTGCGGCCTCGGCGTGGTCTCCCATAAGTCCTGCCCTTGCTCCTGCAAGCCAGCCTTCGGGGTTGCGGATCGTCTTTGTCGAACGGTTCAGCCTGCGCTGCGCGAGGATTTCCACGGCCTGCTCAAAGTTGTCGCCTTCGCTGCTGCTTTTAACTCTGTTCTCTGACTCTGTTCTCTGGGGAGTTGCTAACCCGTCACTACGTCCGTCACAGTGACGGCGTTGTGACGGCGAGAAGTCGTCACTACCTCCCGCCTTGGCGCGGTATTTCCTTGTTCGTTCCATCGACTCGTCGGACTCGAACTGCCGCTCTTTCCATCGCGCCACAACTAGCACTCCTCCCTGGTCAGCGAGCATTTTTTCCTCGACGAAGTAGTCAAGTGCAGAGCGCACCGTCTTGACAGGTAGTGCGGCCAAGTCAGCTATCTCGCAGGGTGTAGCAGGGTGTGATCCGATCGTCAGTTCGCCGCGCTCTTCGGCCTCACCTGCGATGCACAAAAGTGCGGTCCAACACCATCGTTCGGCAGGCGGACGGCAGCGAATCTTGCCGTCCCCGAGCGTCTCGCTGTAGAAGCGGAACCAAGGGCGCGGAACTCGCGGCATCAGATAGCCCGTTCCCTTCTCGCCTTCCGCACCGCAGCCGTCAACGCGTGGGCACGTTGGCACGGCACGCAGATGGCCGTGCCGGCACGCCGGTGGCGCTGGTAGCCGGCACTGGTCCCGTGCCGGGTCTCAATCAGGAACATGCTGCCGGGCACCACCAGCCTGATACCGCGCCGCGCCCGCATCCTTTCGCGCGCATCCGCGCTCTCACCTCCCCACACGCCGAACTTTTCGTGGCGCAGCCCCCAGTCGAGGCACTCGCGCCGCACGGGGCATTGGGCGCATATCACCTTCGCCGGCCTCGCATCCTCGCCGCGCCCGATGAAGAACACGTCAGTGTCACAACCGTGACATGCAGCTTGCGCCCGCCAATCGGTGAGATTCTGTTTCGTCGCCGTGGCCGCTACCGTTTCGCGAGGTTCCCGGCTCGGCTTGCTCGCGGGAACCTGGGCCCGCAGCCATTCCTCGCGCGTCAGGGTGCTCTCGGGCTCAGCACCGTTCGCCTCGTCGTTGTTCTGCAGCGTCTGGGTCAGGGTGAAAGTCACGACGCCTCCCCCATGACATCATCCATCAGCCACGCCATGGCGGCCTTACGCGTCCCCGCGGTCTTCCACATCTCCCGATGCTTACGAGCTTCTTCGGCGCGCCAACGGGGCTTGAATGGCCGCTGCAATAGCTCACCGTCGTTCCACACGTCGCCGCAGTGGCAGCAATGCCAGTAGTCGCCATACCACACCTCTACGCGGACAACGAAGCGCCGCCGACACTTACATGTCGGGCACCTCTTGACGGCGCGGAACAGTGGGCCGCGCGGGCCGCAGATGATGAGTGTCATGACGCCTGCACCACGTCAAGAGCTCTGATCGCGGCATATTGCGGACAGTCGTCGGCGTGGCACGGCGGGGCGTGGTTGCAGAACCGGCACAGGTCGTTTTCGAGCACAGCGAGCACATCCATAGATGCCTCGTAGAACGCCCGCAGACGCTTCACCTCCCCGATCAGCGGCGGCACATCCAGCGAGTAGGCGATAGCCGCCGTGAGACTCTGCGCGCTGGCATTCTCCATGTCGCAGATGGCGTCGTAGCAGCGGATGATTCTGGCGAGGTCAATCACGACGCCTCCAATAATACCACTGGCGGCTCAGGTTCCTCCGTGCGCTCCTCAATGAGGGCGATGACCCTGGACGCCATGAACCTAGCTGTGTGGCACACGTTCCCGTTCTTGTCCATCTCACTCACCTCGATCATTGCCCGCGCCGACTTCACCTCGACGGTGCGGCCATTACGGGATGCCGTCACGGTGAACTCACGTGCCTCTGTTGCACCGGTGTCGACGTAGACAACGACTTTGTCTCCCCTGGCCATTACGCCTCCTTGTCCAATATGTTCCCCATGGAATGCCGCCCGTTGCACCCAGCCATTGAATGTCTCTGTGCGGGCGCCCATTGCGTGAACACGACGCCGCAACCGGCGCAACGCCAGCGGCTCGTCCCGTGATTAGCGATACGCAACGCGCGCGATGGGGCGTTCGCAACACCCGCGGCCAGTTCCTCCGCGTGGGCGACAACCCTGGCGCGCACCTTTGGCGGGAGGTCATTGAGGCTTACTCCGGGCATGTCAGCGCCTCCAGTGCCGCGGTGGAGCGATAGAGCCGGCACCTGGTGCACCCGCACCCGTCGTCAGGCTCGAACTCGCCGAAGTTCCGGTGTGCATACGCGGCTTCGGCCACGTCCACCAGCGCGTCGAAGCGCTCACGGCCGAGCGTGACCACTCCCGTGGTGCAACCGAAGATGCCGGCCTTGGCCTCGGCGCGGATCTGGTCAATGGTGGTCACGACGTCTCCAGTGCATCGACGACAGCACAGAACCGCTCCCATTCGTCGCGGTCGGGCTGGATGTAGACGTACCGCAGCCGTCCGTCTATGTCGTCGGCCTGGTTGTCGCGGATCTCTTTCGCCACTACCGCCACGCGCCTCAGCGCCGTCACCTGCGCGGCGAGTGCAGAGTTAGCGGCGACGGCCTCCCTGAGTGCCCGCTCGACCACCGTGCGGCGCTGGGCCTTGTCGGGTCGGGTGGTCTCAGTTGGAGGCATCACGCGCGGCCCTTCTCAAGTTCATGCAAGCGCGCTGTGGCGTCGTACAGGTTGCCTCGGACTGTCGCCAGTTCTTCGTAGCGTCGATCGGGGCCTTCGTTGACCCCAATGTTCGCACCAAAGCGCGGCGTCGGTGCGAGGATACGCCAGGTGCCGTAGCCGGCTTGGAGTAGCACGAGCGGCGCCGGGTCACGGGCCATCATGCCTCCCCTACACGGCTCGGTAGGCAGCTGGGAAACAACCTGCGGCTTTGAGTGCCTGTTGTGCCCATTCGCAATCTTCGGCATAGAGAGCGGCGAGTGGAAACCCCGTATTGGCTACAGCTAGGCCGTCAGCGAACACAAGCACTTCCCTGGCAGCACGTAGCTCGGCAACGAGGGCCGGGACAGCATCAAGCGTCAGTTTGATGTCGCAGGTGTAGTTGGGGGCGCACAAACACTCAAACACCCAGGCTTCGTGGTCCTCAAGCGCACCTGCTGTCTGTGCTTCGATGGCGTCTAGGTCAAGCATCGGTCGCCTCCTTCACAATCCGCACATGGGAGCGGTCTGCCACGCGCTGAAACCGTTGCCTGTGTATTTGAGGTCCCACGCGTAGAGCTTGAGGGCAAACTCATCTTGCACCGCCGGTGGGGCCGCGTTCGGAACCCCGCTGAAGCCCAGGGCTTGCCACGTAGAAACTGCTGCTTGGTATGCGCCCCCGAACGGCTCGTCCCCACCGATGGAGTAATCCCCACCTGATTCCCTGGCGCGGATGCACGCCCAGTCGGCCGTGTCCGTGCTGGTCGCGTCGGAAACTGGGGCCGGTGTAGACGTCGTCGTCGTCGAGGTCTGGGTGGTAGACGGGGTCACCGTCGGCATCGTTGTAGTTGATGAAGTCGTCGCCGAGGCAGTCGTTGACGAAGAAGGCGGCGCGTGTGTCAGCGTCGTCATTGGCGATCTGGATGGTGTCGCGACTGGGGTGATCGCGGCGGTACCGCTCGGCGGCCTTGTACGGGTCACAGGCGTGTGTGAAGTTCCACGAGGACTGGTCGTCACTGCCGACCGATTCAAGCTTCCCGACGGCACCACAGTGGGGACAGTGGTCATCCGGCGCAGTAAGGGCGACTCGGCGCTCTTTGCCGCTTCGACCCTCGTGCCTGACAATGATGGACGGACGGTAGCCCGGGACGCTATATCCGCCGCGGTCGTCCTTCCGTCGGTCCTCCCCGCTCCGGGTATTGACGCCAAGCCAGCGGCCAGGAGACCAGCCAGCAACAAGGCCAGTGAACACCGAGCTGGCCAGAGCGGACCTCGCCGCGCGGTCACTCATCTGCTCCCGCCTTCCGTCCTCGGTGGTAGTCGAAAGCGTGGCTGCTCCAGTTCGGTGCGTTGGTTTTGGTTGCAATGGTCATGTCACGCTCCTTCTGTCTCAGGGTTTCTTTGGCCGCCGCTACCAATGCAGCGTCCCTTCGCTTTTGTGCTCTCCGATAATCGACCTCCGCCACCCCGAATACCACGCCAAGCCCGGCGCCAATGCCGCACACGATCCAGAGCACGAACCACCCATCCGCGATACAAAGGAAGGTGGCGCAGATGGCGAACACGATTGCGCCTGTGACAGTGCGGACTACGCGAGCCGGGGGCGTCATGGCGTTACCTCGGGCTCAGCAACGGCGAACATTTCTCGCTGCACGTCCTGGAACTCCGCGATCACCCGCTGCCATCGTTCGACATCCGCGTCGGGGACCTCGTTCAGTTCGTCGTCCACCGAGTGATCGTCGCCTAGCTCGGCCTGCGTCTCCAGGGTGCAATACGGGTACAACTCGTCCCAGGGCATGAGGTAAACCTTCATGGCCGCACCAGCCGGCACAGCGCACAGCTCAGGTTGCTGAACTTCACACTGCCGCACATGGGGCAAATCGGGTGGTCGTGGGGCAGGCACTCGTTACAGGAGAGGAACCGGCACGGCTCATTGGAATGGGCGAGGCGGACCTTAATGGGAATGGTGGTCTCGGCGTCGGTGAGGGTCATGGCTTCTCCAGTAGTTCGATGAGCCGCCGACCCTGCCATGCCTTCTCGGCGTCCCATGCGGCGTCCCGTGCGGCGTCCCATGCGGCGTCCCGTGCGGCGTCCCATGCGGCGTAGGCGGCGTTGGCAGCGTCGTGGGCGGCGTGGGTGGCGTAGGCGGCGGCGTGGGTGTGGGCGTTGTAGGCGGCGTAGGCGGCGTAGGTGGCGGCGTTGGCAGCGTAGGCGGCGGCGTAGGCGGCGTCGTAGGCGACGTCGTAGGCGGCGTCGAAGGCGTTGTAGGCGGCGGCGTTGTAGGCGGCGGCGTTGTAGGCGGCGTTGGCAGCGTAGGCGGCGTCGTGGGCGTTGTAGGCGGCGTAGGTGGATGCGTTTCTGTTCGCATCGGTCGGATTGGCTACCCAAGCCCGCGCGGCTTCTATCGCCTTGCGGGGCCGGTCATCCTCCGGGTACTTGGTCTCGAAGACGGGGAGCACATGCTCGGCACAGTCCGCGGCCCAGAACACGAGAACAGGAGTCGTCAGGTCCCCCACCTTGCGCAGGAGCCGGGCCTGTGCGAAGCAGAACTTTCGCCCGTCGTCGCTCTGAGGCTCCCCGCGCCCTTCGGCCTCGTAGAGCGCGCCGATCTTTACCCACTCGGGGATGCCCTCCAGCGTGACGAGGTGCCAACCCGATTTGCAGACCTCCACGGGGCGCTCGGGGGTCCATGAGCGCACGCGGGGCCAGGGCGTCTTGTCGCTGCTCACGAGGGGGACGCGGCCAGGTCCCAGGAGCTTGTAGTAGGTCATGCCGACACCTCCCGTTTCCTCATCACACTGATGACCTCCTCGAGTTCGGAAAGGGTGAGGTCGGACATCGAGCCGACGTCGGCACCGAGGATGCGTGCTGCCTCCCCGCGCAGCTGCTCATGGTCGAGGTTGAGGCCGTTCGCGATGGCATGAAGCAGGCGCATCTTTGATGCGATGGCCTTCTCATTTGCAGTGGTGGACGGCGCGGGCGTGCTGACATCACCCGCGCCGTCCCTGTCCCCTGCATGAGGTTCGCCTTGGTCGACTACCTCCTTCCTGTTCGCACCGTTGCGAGCTTGTGCTGCCGTGCGTGCCCTCCGACCCGTGGCCGGTAGTGGTTGTGCTGCATTCGCCCTCGGGCGTGCCTGCGATGGCTGGGCAGCCTGCTCCATCTGCTCACGGAGCGAGGCTGGTGGTAGGGCCGGCACGGGTGTGACATAGGCGGCCGGTGCTGGCGGGAGTGCTGCGGTCGCAGCACCACGACCGAGCGCTTGCAGGTTGATCTTGAAGTCGAGCACGGGCACCGTGAAGTTCCTGGTTGGCTCGCCGGGTCGCCTGACCTCGCGGTGGTCGATGCGGAGCGTCGCAGGCAGGATGGCCTGGCCGGTGGCCTCAGCGATCCGCTCCATGAGCTCGAACGACCCGCTCAGTTCGGTTGCCGCGTAGTAGCCGTGGGACTCAAGCCGGAACTGGCCGGTGCCGGGCACGTCATCAAGCAGGACAGACAAGCGCGTCGTCGGCTTGCACTCGCGCGCCTCGGGATCACACACGCACGGTTCCTCGCTCGGGATCTGGTTCTCGCCGTCGCAGCGTCGGACACAGCCGCCGCCCGACCATGATTCGTAATACTGGCTGCAAGCCATCGCAGCGGGCAGGACGTGACAACGGATCTCAGATGAGTCGGTAAACACCTCCCATTGCTTGCCAGCCGGGGCATCTGCCCACAGCTGAGGCTTCCCGCCGTACAGGCCCGCTATGGCCTTGATCGCACCTTCGTTCTGGCTGGTGAAGCGGAAGGCGTCGAGCTTGCCGGGCCGGGTGATGTCCTTGCCGTTCTTGTCCTTCATCGCCACCTTCTCACCAAGGCGGATACGGCCCGCCTCATGGAGTCGGCGTTGCAGGGTGATGATGGTCACTGCGGTCCCCTTTCCATCGGTGCCCCGACGACGTGCTTGGACGCGTCAGTCATCCACCGTGCGATCTCTATGGTGAACTGGAAGTACTCGAACACCGCCTCGTCACAAACGACCGGGTGAAGGGTCGCGTGCTCGGGCGTCAGGTGGAGAACGACCCCACCGTCGAGAGCAGGCATCGGCTCGGCAACGCCACGCTCGGCGTCATTGAGAAGGTAGTAACGGCGGCGGAACTGCTCATATCTGCGCGCCCGCCATGTGGCGATCAGGTCGGCGTAGCGGTAGGCACTAAGTTGCAGCGCCACCTCGGGGTACGGCCCGCTCTGCTTGCCCTGGCTGTCGATGCTCTTGCGGGTGGACTTGTAGTCGAGGAGCAGCTTCATGCCGTCGATTTCCACGATGGCGTCAAGCGTCCCCGCGTAGCCGTACGTCGGTGAGTACACAGCGGCCTCGGCTGCGGTGTAGTGAGGCTGCCAGAGTTGAGCCCACTTGTCGAACTGCTCAAGGAACGGCCGCACCTCGTCGTCGACCTCGGGACGGATGCCCGTGAGGGCATAGTCCTCGCACGCGTCGTGAACGGCCGTCCCTAGCTCACTTGCGCTCCGCTGTCCCTTTGGCTTGCGGAAGCGAGCGTCGCGCAGGTCCTTCACGACGGCCTCGCGGCCTTCGGCTTGTATGCGGTCGGCAAGGTAACCGGCCTGATCACACGCTGCCTCGGCCGCCTGTTCGGCAGCCCAGTACAGAAGGGCGGGTTTATCGAGCTGGCCGATGATCGTTGTAACAGACCAGAACCTTTCATCGTTCTGCTCAGGTTTGGGAACGTCGACCTCACCGAGGCGCACGTCTGTCAGGGTCATACCACCACCTCCGTGGGTTCCGGCGGCTCCTCGCGCTTGGCCGTCATCGTCGCCCCGAGGCGCTCGAGCGCCGTGTTAACCTGCCGCGGGCGTTCCTCCACTGTCAGTCCTCCGGGACTGTTGTACCGCTCCTGCAACTCTTCCCAGGTATCCGGGAAGGCGTGACGTAGTTTGGCGGTGTTCTGAGTGTCTGCCTTGAGCATCGCCGCCATGATGAGCCCGTAAAACGGCTTGTCATGTGCGTGCAGCTCAAGGGCCACCCTGTAGCCGTGCAGGCTCATCTCACGCCACCCATCGACTCGAACACGAAGCCCATCGCTACCTTGTGCGCGGCCTCAGCTAGCGAGCGCACCACCGCGGCGATCTGCTCGCGGGTGCCGACGACGTAAAACGTGCCGCCGCTGACCTCACCGATGACGACCTTCAGCCACGTCGAGCTGGTGTACTCGTAGGTCTTGACGACGACCTCGGGCGTCCTATCGTCCTTGTCGAGCGAAAGGGTTGTCGACCCGTAGCATATCATGACTTCCTCCTGTCGGGCCTCTTGCGAGGCCATTGGATCGATGGCACCTGGCGCCGCTCGACCCCGCTCCGCTTCTCGATCCACTCTTGTTGAGCGGCGGCGGTGACGCGGTAGGCGGCGAGGCGCTCCTCGGACGCGGCCAGTTCCGCTTCGGCGCGGAAGTGGGCGAGCTTTACGACGGCGAGCTCTAGCTTCAGCTCGGCGTTCTCTAGGGTGAGAGCGGAGACGGTGCGCTTTAGGTCCGCCGGGTGGTCACGACGGGTGTCGTTGGCGTAGTCGACGTGGGTGATGGTCATCTCAATCGCTCCCAAAGGATCCGCAAGGCAACTTCGGCTTGCTGGGGGACGACACCGTTGCCAAGCAACCGCAGTTGATCGTCCCGAGAGGCGTAGGCAGCGCCCAGCCAATCGGCAGCCCCATCAGCCACTCGACAAAGCGAGGGTTCAAGACCCGGCTCGCATTCGAGGATGGCGTTCCAGAGGTCCCGTTCGTCTGGTCCTGGTGGGAATGGAGGAACTCGGGGAGCGACATGCCCCCGGTCCGACCTGGGGCATCCCGTCCTTTGCCGTCCCGCGATGTCGCCGTCGGCCACCTGGCGACAGCGTTTTCCAAGTTCTGCGGTTGGTCCAGCGGACGCTCCCATGCTTGGTTGTTCCATGGAATCCCGTTCTCTGCCCGCGGCGTCGGCCACATCTTCGCCACCACCGTCAGCGAGGTCGGCTTCGTCCGCGGTCCACCCTTCATGCGGGCTTTCATCGCCAAGTGCGCCTCGGGCGATTTCTGATCGTCGTGTGCTACTGGCGTGGGCCAAAGATTTACCTGGTTTGCCAGTGCGATCCCATGATCCACGTCCCGCGGCGTAAAGGTCCGGGCGTGCGCTTCGGGCGTGGCCCAGGATGAAAACTCGCTCCCGTTGCTGGGAAGCACCGACCTCTCCCGCAGATAGCACCGTCCACTCCGCATCGAACCCGAGGTCGGCCAGGTCAGCGAGGACGAGTCCCAGTCCTCCCCCAGAAACGAGGGCGCGGACGTTCTCCAGGAACACGAATCGCGGTTGAACTCTGCGAAGAAGTGAAGCGATGGCCGGCCAGATCCACCGTTCGTCATCGGTCCCCTTCCGCTTCCCTGCAGCGGACCAGGGCTGACATGGGAATCCTGCGGTGACGAGGTCCACTCCGCGAAACGGGGCGGTGTCCAGGTCTTCGAGGTTGCCGCACCAAACAGGAGCCGGTGCCAGGGTCGCGTCTTCCATCCTTGCCAGGAGGACGGACACCGCGTAGCCGTCCCGCTCAACGTAACCCACCACTCGACATCCAAGGACGACATCGACGGCGAGCTCAAGTCCTCCGTAGCCGGAGCACAGAGAGAGACAGGTAAGAGCCACGTCACGAGATCCCCACGATCCCGAGCACGACGATCACGAAGGCGGCGAGCACCATGAGTGCGACCACGTAGAGGAGGATGGCGAAAGCGAGAGTGAGTGCGTTCATGGCTCCATCACCGACTTCCACGGTCCGTAAAGGAGGTCGAACTGCTCGGGGGTGATGACGTCGCGGGTCAGCAGAGCTAGTGCGGCGTTTCGTGCGGCGTCGTAGGCGGCGGAGGCCCGTGCGGCTGCGGCATAGGCGGCTTCGAGAGTGGCGGCGAGGGCGGCCCGTGCGGCTGCGGCTTGGGCGGCGTGGGCGGCCCGTGCGGCTGCGGCTTGGGCGGCGTGGGCGGCGGCGTCCCCGGCTGCGTCCCTGGCTGCGGACCAGGCTGCGTACCTGGCTGCGTCCCTGGCTGCATCCCTGGCTGCGGATAGTTGTTTGGCCTCGCCCTTGGTCAATGTTCTGCAACGCTTGATCAGGGCTGCCACAGCCTCGCCATTC